GTCGTAGGTTCGAGCCCTACTGGGGGCACTGGTCAGAGCCAGTACCGGAGGTAACGCTGTACCCAACGCTTGACCCAAAGGAGAATTCTGTACCCAAACCCGCTACCAGCGCGGACGCCGGAACTGGCTCCGCACTGACGGTGCCGACGATTACGATCAGCGCATGGGGGATGACGCCGAGACGGGGGTCACAAGCCGCCCGAGTCGTCGTTCCCTTCGAAGTCCAAGGGGATCGTCTCGCTGAACCTCGGATGGAGTGCGTCGAGGTGTGCCTTGAACGCCGCCCAGTCCGGGCTGATCTTCATCAGGGTCACGACCGAGCCGAGGTGCTCCCGTAGCTTCGGGTAGCCCGCGTTTTGCGTGAGGCGCTGGAACAGCTTGTCCTTGGGTCGGCCGGTGCTGGTCTTGCGTTGCACCCGCTTGAGTTCCTCTAGCACGCCGGGTGCGATGCGCTTGTAGACGATGTCATTGGTGAGGTTGCCGAAGTACTGGGGGCGCTTCACTGAGTCGCTGGAGAACGTCAGGCCGCGGAGCCGGAACAGTTCACGGTAGTAGTCAGTCGGGAACGTCTGCACCCACGCTTGCAGCTCCTGGTCCACGAAGGTCTCCAGAATTCGGGCGAGCGCGTCTCGCGTGCGGACTTCCTGGTATCCCGTCGCCTCGTCAACTAGTGCGATGATGCCCACCTGAGCGAGGCCTCGAACAAGGATCTCAGCTTGCCGAGCTACGTGCTCCTGGTTGTGCGGGAGCGTCTTGTTCTGTCGAGCCTTGAGGTAGAGCTCGCAGGTGACTGGCAGCAGCTCAGCGCGATACCCGTAAGCCCGTCCACCGCGAGGAAGTGTGAACGGGATCGGCTGCGCCGCGGCAACAATCTCGTCGGTGATGAACGGCCGGACGCTCTGAGTTCTCAGGAACGGTGGCAAGTTCTGGTCGGCGGCACCACTGCCTCGCGTGCGGCCGATCGCTTTCATGAAGGACGCTTGGGTGATCACCCGCGTGCCGTCTTCGAGGACGTAGCACTCGATGTCGACGCCGCCGATATTCAGTGGCCGGTCTTCGGATCCGCAGATGGCGGGGAGTACTTCTCCGCTCCACCGCTTGTTCGCGGCTTTCTTGGCGATCGCGGAGCGTTCAGCGGAAGTGAGTGCTTTCGCTCTGGCAACCCCCCCTGATCGACCCCTTGTCTCGTCGTCGCTGCTTGCATCGTTTTGCTTGCTCGCCATGCGCTAACCATACCATGTGCAAGCATTTCCAAGCTTGTGCTTGCGTATGAAGGTTGGGTTCACGCACACATCGCGACACCGGTTCCGGGTAGCCACTCCACCTGAACGCAAAAAAGGACGCCCCATCCCGTTGAGAGGTCGGGATGGGGCGTCTCTTTGACTTGCCAGTCAGGTCGATCGTATCGCTACAGGAAGACGAGGCAGAGCACGTAAACCATCAGAGCGACGCACGCGCTGCAGATCACGGCCAGCCAGATCGCCCGGCGGCACTCAAGCTGAGGATCAGTCACAACGGCGGCGCTTCCGGATGCTCACGCCGAAACGCCGCCTGAACACGACGCTCAAACTCCCGCTGCGCCTCAGCCGCCGTCCGATCCTCCCCACGCAATTCCCCGACATCCTTCCGCAAACCGCGAATGTCGCGGCCCTGATCCACCTGCCGATCACTGATGTCCTTCACCAGTTCGCGGATCTCGTCGATGTCGTCACGCATGTTCGACTTCATGCCGTGATCGTTGACGGTCTGTTCGTGGATCTCGTTGGTCTTGGCGTCGATCTTGCCGGCCCGCGCGGCACCCTTCTTCTGCCCACGAACAGTGATCACGCCGACGACAATCGTTCCGATCGCGGCGATGATCGCCGGCGCGGCCACGATCAGCATGCCGGCCAGGTCGATCCCGTCGCTGGGGTCGAACTGCTCGGCTGCGGAGTGCAGGACCTCAGCCAGGGTCACAGGGTGCCGTCTCTGCGCTGCTTGACCAGGTTCACCCCGGCAGTGCCCGTGCTGACGGCACCGACCGCGGAGAACAGACCAAGCCACAGTGGCACCTTGTCGGCCTCCACCACGCCGTACCCGACGGCGAACGCCAGCAGTGCGGTGGCGACCGAATAGAGGTAGAGGCGGGCTTTCGTGCTGGCGATGGCGCTGGTGATCTTCTGCAACATGACAGTGCCTTTCAGTTTCGGAGGTAGTCGATTGCCGGCTGAATGCCGTAGTCAGCAAATTTCCGTAGTAGTATTGAGGGCATGGTTACCTGGCTCCCTGTCGTCGGTTACGAAGGCTTGTATGAGGTCTCAGACGAGGGGGTCGTTCGATCCTTGGACCGAACGACCATTTGCCGAGATGGTCGACGGTTGTTCTTCGAGGGCAAAGAGCTTTTGAGCTACCGGACCCCGCCAATGGGATACCGCGCGGTGAAGCTTTCAAAGGAAGGCGTGAAGCGATCAAAACGCATCCACACGATCGTCCTCGAAGCCTTCGTTGGGCCACGCCCGGACGGGCTGGTGGCCTGCCACAGCAACGGAATGCAGGACGACTTGAGGCTTGAAAACCTCCGGTGGGACACCCAAACCAACAACATGTACGACGAGGTAGCCCATGGAACGCATCACAATGCGTCGAAAACCCACTGCAAGCGCGGGCACGAATTCACCGCCGCCAACACCTATCTGAATCCGAGCAGCGGCGGGCGGCAATGTCGACAATGCGACCGGGACAACAGGGGGATTCGGAACCCCTATGGCCCTCGGAAGTCTCAACTACGCAAGTAGTCGATCGCTGGCTGCGGGTTATAGTCCACGTGCGGGCCGGTCTGTTTGGCGAAGAACATCCCGGCGTCGATGAGTGCCTTGAACGCGGCGATGGTCCGCGGGATCGGCAACGCGGCGAGTTCAATCACCTGAGCCAGAAGCGAATCAGGGCCGGTGAACACATTGAGGTCGCGCACGATCTGCCAGATCGCGTTCTTGTCCTGCTGGGAGTCGCCCGGTTCGGCGCAGGCGTAAAGGTCGCCTTCGTGGGCGTAGTTGCGCCACCAGCCGGGAGTGTCCCGCATACCGCTCGAGGACACTCCCTGGGAGCTGTAGGAGGCCATTGGGGATCCGCCATAGTCCGGGTAGATCTGGCCGCGTTCACGGTTCGGGTTGCCCCACGCAACAGCCTTCGTCAGGTACGGCTTAGCCCAGTGGAGTGTGCCGCCTTCGGGTTTGATGTGGTTCTCCCACAGTTCGGAGATGACCACGGCGCCTTGGGAGTACCCGGCGAGGGCGAGGCCGTGCGTTTCGATGCGGCGACGGTGCTCGAATCCTGGGTCGGTGCGGTTGAACTGGGCATGACATTCATCGATGGCGGCGGTGATCGACTTGCCCATCGGGAACGGTGCGGCGGGGTATCCAACGGGCTGCCAGAAGTAGTCGCCCTCCAATGCGCGGGCGGTGTCAGCATCCGGTCCCACCCACCACGGAACGCCGGTGCCGCACACCGTGATCAACAGCGGGCGCTTGTCGACGACGGGCCGGGGTAGGTAGCCCATGACGTACTTGGTTTCGGCGTTGATGACACCGGAGATGTACAGGCCGGATGCCAGTTTCCCGTCAACGTTGTAGCGGGCCTGCATCTCAGCCACTACCGCGGTCATCGCTTCGTCGTAGAGCTCGGTGTCAGCGAGGTCGCGCGCGTAGGAGAACTTGCGACGCATGTACGCCTTGATCTTGCGGACCTCGTCGCTGCTGTCGCCCAGGCCGAGGCCGACGTAATCCCCGCCGATCCTCACGATGCGGCCTTGCGGAGCTCGGACACAGCGTCGACGAGAGACTTGCCGCCGAGTTGCGGCCAGCCAGCCAACGCAGGCCCGCGGAGCTGCTTGAGCACCTCCACCATGAGCTCACGATCGGTCCAGTCGTCGGGGAATCGCTTCTCGGTCACCGGTGGTGGTGTCGTCTCGCCGCCGGCGGCCCAGAAGTTGAACCGCTCGGTGAAGTAGTCGACGGGGAATCCGCTACCGACGTCGGTGTGGGTGCCGTCGCCCAACACTTTGGTGACGTACTGGTGATCGGTCACGCCGGCACGGGCAGTCGAGTACTTACCGCCGGTGCCGATCACAACCAGCGGAATGCCGTACTTCTTGCAGTCCTGCACCGCCAGATACGCGGCGGCGTCAATCGCCTTGGACTGCTTCATCCACTGGTCGCGGGTCCAGGACGCGCGGGATCCGGCGAAGCAGAAGTTGATCGATCGCGGGTTCGCCGAGAGGACAGACCAACTCGCATAGTCGGTGTCCACCACATCGACGACAGTCACACCACCATCGGAGGCCTGCGAAGCTGTGTAGTGGTACGAGACGTTGTTGCCCTGCAAGTACTTGGCGAGATCCTCAGCGGCAGAGTCTCCCCCGCCACCTTCCTGGGTGTGCAGGATCCAGAGGTCGACTTTCGTGCCGCCTCGTGAGCTGTTGTTCGGTGACCACATGGGCCACTCGTTGAAGTCGGGGCGGTTGTCGGACACGGGTTCTCCTGTCGCAGGCCAGTACTTGTTGAGGTAGGGGGTCACGGTGGCGATGCGTGACTTGATTTCGGTGAGGTAGGCGCGGCGGCCGTTGGCGTACCAGTAGTCGGCGGATGGCCAGTTGGGGGCTTGCTGCATCCAGCAGATGTTCAGCCAGATATCTGTGCTGGCGCCGGGTTTGGTGCACCAGGTGTCGAGCTTGTCGAAGAACCCGTTGATCTGAGCCGAGGCGCCGACGAATCGGTTGGGGTAGCTGCCGTCCTGTTGGGCGATTCCGTACGTGGTGTGGGTGGGGTCCCAGATGGTTTCGTCCCAGCCGGATTCTTGGTACAGGCAGGACATCACGGCTAGGCATTCGTCGCGGGTGTAGTTGCGCGCTTTGGCCTGGGCGATGATGAGTTGCGCGACACCGTCTTTGTTGGTCATCACAGCCCCCGGAATGCCCAGTAGGTGAATGCGATGACGCCCACGATGACGGTGACGATGGCGCCGCAGGCGAATCCGATGGCGAACATCAGCGGCCCTTGCCGAAGCCACCGAAGATGTCGCGGACACCGTCAAGGATGTTGTCCACCAGGGGTACGTTCGTCGGCGGGCCGGAGATGAGCTTGGGGAGGATACCGATTACCTCGGCGACGGCTTCGCCGACCTGCTTGGGCAGGTTCGACAGGTCGGGGAGTTTGGCCACGATCTGGTCGTCCAAGTCGGACAGGTCGGGTAGCTTGGCCTCGAGTCGGTCCGCGATGCGGTCTGCTACCCGGTCTGCGAGTGGGCCGAAGAGTGTGGCGATGAGTTGGCCGATGCGTTCCACGGCTGGTCCTTTCACGACGAAGCCCCGCACACCGAGTGGTGCCGGGGGTAAAATTGGTTGCTATGGAGTCGAACTGCTCGCACCTGAACGAGGTGTCAGAGCTGCGAAACATCCCCGAGGGCGGTTGGGGTGTAACCACTCGCACCACCTACCGGTGCGGGGATTGCGGCAAGTTCCTGCGGTCGACCGAGAGCACCCGTCGATACAGCTAGAAGCCGTGGACGGTGTCGCGGTCGACGATGACGCTGACAGGCCAGATGCCGTAGTAGAACGCTGTGAGCGCAACAGTGAATATACCGAGGCCGATGCCGGTTCCGGTGGCGAGTGCGCGGATCACCAGCAGGCCCCGAGGATGAGCGCGAACGTGAAGATGACGGCGGGGAGGCCGATGCAGAAGACGGGTAGCCAGCGACTCATGGCAGGTCGGACAGTTCGCGTGGGACCAGGGTGCTGTAGCCGTTGGCGGGGAGGATCGTGAGGGCGTGTTCGGTCATGGCGGTGATGGCTGCGGGCCGGTCGGGGGCGGTGGCGTCGGGGGTTCCGTCGGCGGTGATGGTCCACTCGCTGCCTTCGCGGGTGGCGGTGACGATGGGCTCTCCGGTGGTGGCGTCGAACAGTTTCATGTGTTCGGTGCCGAAGCCAACGATCTGGTGGTTGGTCTGTACGTGGTACATGGTTCGGCTCCCTATGCGGTGATCGGTTAATGAAAAAGGCCGACCAGAGGTGGTCGGCCTTTATGTGTTGACGGTCGTGGATTATTGCCGGATTGCACGTTTACGCTCGTGGTACTCACGCTGTTGCCGACGGCCGCAGGCCCGACAACCACGGTGCCCGCCCTTGCGGATGATCGTGTTCTCTGGCGTGAACTCGTGACCATATTTGCAGTGGGTCTTGCGACTGTTGGTGGCAGCGGGCGCCTTACCTCGCATCACGTTCACAACATGCGGAACTGGGTCCATGTGGTCAGGGTTAACGCACCGCCGATGCGTGCAAGGGTCTCCACCTGGGCATAAGAGGTCTCTGTTATGGCATAGATGGTCCAGTGTCATGCCATTTTCAATGGGTCCGATTAGCTGTTCATAGACGAAACGGTGTGCTCGGCAGTCAATCCCGCGAACGCTAATGATGCCGTACCCGTTGGCGAGGTGCCCCGTCCAATTCCAGCACCCAGTGGCAATATCGACCTCGTATCGCCCGCGCCAACGATCCTCGGCTGGCCGTTTATCTTGGGCGCACAGGACTTTTGTGGGGTCCCCATGCTTGAGACTGCGAAGGTAGTGCTTGTTGCAGAGCCCCTTGCTGAACGCCTTTTCTGGGCAGTTGTCAACCGCGCAGGCGGCAACTCCACGCACGCCCCGTGACGCCTTGAGAACGTTCGGGTCTCCATGTTTGAGGAATCGCTGATAGTGCGTGCTGCACCAACCCCGCGCTTTCGTGCTTCTTTCGCATCCAGCAACGCTGCACATGGCCATGCACAAATCATAACAACACCGCAGTTAGATTGCGCTTTTCACGCCGTTATACTTGGTGTGACGTCGATGGAGGCGCCGGAGCCGGAGACGATGACGTTGCCGCCGGTGAATGCGCCTGAGCCGACGAATGTGCCGGAGGTGGATGCGGAGAAGATGCCGCCTTCGGTGTAGGTGCCTGCGGCGCAGGGGATGTTGACGGTGGATCCGGTGTTGACGCCGGTGGAGCCGGGGGTCCAGGTGGTTTGTTTGCGGGTGTAGCCGCCGCCAGTGGCTTCGTTGGTTCCTGTGGTGCCGCCGCCTGCGCCGGTGTGGA